CCACTACCATCAGCACAATCTATGCGTGTAGGTAAGCGTACTAACGTTCACGTACTCGCAGATGGCGCATTTGTTCCACGAGGGTTGTTCACACCAACCCCAAAATAATAGCCCCAAAGGTGTTTCCTGACAACAACCCAGTTGCGTCAATTCCGTTGTTAGGAGCCGCCTTCCAGGGGCTATCGGATGCGCTAAACGCTTTGGGTAACATCGGAGCAGACCTACCGCCTGCTGTGCGTAAGAAAGCACAGAAGGTAGTAGTGTCAGCAATCATTGTTACACAAGTAGCCACTCAAGCAGCGGCAACAGCAGTAACGTCAGCGGCAGCCGCCTCTGGCTCCACTTCAACACGAAGGAAACAACAATGAGAACATTGCAAGAAGCAATCGATATCTATAAATCATTCGTAGGTAAAACCCGTGCACAACTCGAGGACCCAAAAACTGGTGCTCCTTGGTTGAAGGGCAAGCCTCACAACTACTTTGACTGCGCATCGGGTTTCTCGTACGCATCAGGTATTGGCCGCGACATCTACTCATGCGGTACTTGGGTACAGCACTTCAAGAACGACAAGACTTGGAAGACCACTGGCCTACCAAAGCGTGGCGACGCAGTTATCTTCTCATGGGATGGTCTAGGTATGCGCCCAGACGGTGGTCAACATGACCACATCGGTCTATGCGCTATCGATGCAGAGCCAGGCAAGGACATCTACTACTTGTCGGCTGACTCAACTGACGCTCGTATCGTGGACCTACACCACGTACCGCTAAAGTTTGTGTCGGGCTATGCAACCATTCCTTGGGCACCAGCTAAGTAAATGAAGTTTCTTAACGACCTTATCGGGCAGATTTGGACACTGCTCGGTATGTTCGTTGCTTGGATTGTCCTAGAAGGCTCTGCTAAGGCAGTAGTCGGATGGTGCATACTTGTATCACTTATCATCTGGATAATTTCTTATCCCTTGCGAAATCACGATGAATAAGGAATACTAGAAGAGCACTTGCAAAAATAACCCATTTCGAAAGGAACACTATGTCAGACGACATCACTCCAGAAGTAACCCCAGAGGTTGCTCCAGTAGTTGACGCACCAGTAGTTGAAGAAGCTCCTGTTGTTGAAGACGCACCAGTTGAGGCTCCAGTTGAAGATGCTCCAGTAGCAGACGACGCTGACCTTGACGACCTATTCGAAGAAGTTGAAGCTCTTGAGGACGAAATCGATGAACTCGAAGACGAACTCGACGCTGAAGACGACGCTGAGTAATAACTTAATATGCTAAAGAGAAAGCCCCTGTCCCCTAACAACCGTAAGCCTAAAAAACTTATTGGTGAGCTTAAGAGGGCGGGGGCTTTTTCTAATGCAAACAGAAATGCCGGTAGAGAGCTGGCAAGTGTAAGAACTATTTCTGGTAGAGGCCGAAGTGTTGATGGCTCAACAGGCGGACCAACCAGAGTTGGAAAAAAGCTTAGATAATATGGACGTACAGATTCTATATTGGGCTGCCGGAATAGTAACGGTAGGTACCGCACTGGGTATGCTTTGGCGACTTCTAAAGCCAATTTGCAACCGAGTCCACCTTGTCATGGATAATATTGACAACTTTATGAGAGATTGGGCGGGAGAACCCGCAGCCCCTGGTCGTTCCGCCGTGCCAGGTGTGATGGAGCGCTTGAACCGTATTGACGGTGAGTTGAAGCGAAACGGCGGCTCTTCTATGAAAGATGCTTTAAATCGAGTTGAACGGAAACTCGAACAGATTGACGCTAGACTTGATGATGGCGCAAAAAGATTTAACGAGATAGAGGCAAATATAAAATGATTGTTCCTAAATTTAATGAAAAACGAATTGCTAGCCCCGATTCGGTAGCTGACCCAATAGATAAATTGGTTACCCCTACTGCAGAAAAAATTGACGCCAAGCGTAAAAAAGATGCCGAGACTATTAATGCACGTATGAAACAAAAACAGGAATTGGCTGAGAGTCAATGGGCTGCAAAACAAGAAGCCAAGAAGAAAGCAGTAAATAGCCAAGATAAGGCTGCTAAGTCGTACATAAACAAAGGAAAAAATCTTACTGCTGCTCAAAAAAAGCAAAATGAAGCCGCTAAGTCGTATATGTCGTATGACCCAACTAAAGTTTCAGTTAAAGTTAAAAGCACTAGTCGTAAGCCTGCAGCTAAAACTGGAGTTAAAACAAAAAATCCAGTAAATAGCTCTAAAGTATCTGGTCAGTCTGGTGGTGCGGCTGGTCGTCCAAAGACTAATGCTGGTACTAAGCCAATTAAGCCAAATACACCGTCTACACCTAAGACAACTGTAAACAAGACTGCTTCAAGAAACGTGCGTGGAGCTACAAAGCCACCTACTGTAAAACCAGTTGCAGCTGTTACAAAGCCTGCGGGTGTTGGTAGGCGCAAGAATGGCGCACCTAGGTCTAAGTAATATTTAGTTTATGCTTTAAATTTAGCAAAAATAAGGCAATCTAATATAAGACCAAGGAGTTTATATTATGGCTATTTGCGCTAACTGCAGCTCAGACGCACTATACGTATATCAGGTTAATTCTGTATACGGCATCAACTATTGCCAGCGTCACCTTCCTTCGTTCCTATCTCGTGGCCCACAGCCTAACCTTTTTGCAGCTCCTGTGGATGAGCCAGTAGTAGCTCCTGTTGAGGAAGCTCCAGTAGAAGAAGCTCCAAAGACTAAGAAGAACAAAACAGTAGATGACTCTACTCCGGTGGCAGAAGACTCAGATGCCACTAATTCGTAAGTTTGCCGTTCAAGGACACGCAGTCCCAAACGGTTATAGCAGTCCTCGTGGACCGTTTCCGCCTGAGATTTTCGCGCAGAATCCTCGGGCGTATGACGAATCATTTCAATCCGACTCCTTACCTGAAGCATTTGATGATGTACGTATGTTCAGGTGCAAATATTGCACCGACGTACTTTACGAGGATGAATTAACAACCCATGATTGCAATCAGGAAGAAGAATAAAAATGAGCCTTGGAAATGGCACTACAGTAAGTGGTCTTGGAGCCACTAACGACGACGCCCACAACGTCGATGACAAAGGTAACGTTCAGATTGACTTCGTGTGGGGTAACTTCCCACTCGCGCCAAATGATGACCGGACCGATAAACCAATCCTAAACACTGCCTCATATGGCACTAACCTAGATTTCACCCTTGACAACCACGTCATTGTTGAAACTGGCTGGAATGGTTACCCACTATACACCCCAAACACTACCGGTTCGGCTGCTGCTGGCTCGTACGTTAACGGTGTAGAGGTTCCTGGAGCAATTTACCTCCAGTTCCCAGTTATCCTTGGTGACCTAACTGCTGTTGCAGTAGACAACCTAAACGATGCTGGTTACGCATTGGCTAACATCACCACTGCTTCTGGTGCGACTAATACTGCTGGTAACATTACCCGCATTAACGCAACTGCTGCTGGTGTAGCTAACGTGTATGCAACTAGCGCTGACAGCCTATACCCAGTAGGTACCCAGATTACTATCCAGGCTGGTACTCCAGCAGGTAGCAACCCTGTCAACGTTCCAGCAGCCTTCCTTGGCTCATGGTACGTAACTGGTAACGGTTCGGGCTATGTAACCATCGCAGGTTCTGGCTTCACTGTTGCTGACAACACCGGTATTAACGCAACTGGTACCCTAAAGGGTAGAACTGGTTCTATCAAGGCGTACACCCTTGGTGCAGGTACAACTGCAAACCAGACCACTGCTTCAACCATCACCATCACTCCTTGGGCTTAGTCGATAGATAATGCCTGACCTCGAGGGAGCGACGCCAACCGGCTATGAAGATGCCGCGGCGTCCTCCCTTGAGAAGGGGTTTATATCAGACGCAGAGTCTAAATCTTTTTACCAAGAGTTTCCTAACTCTGGTTACTCTCAGCAGTATGACCCAGATGATTATGGCCAACTAGAGGACGCAGAAGCTCCTGCAGCTCTGACTTCTGTACCAACTTCTTCAACTAACGTTCGTAGGCCTCGCACAGTAGCTGCGGGCTATGACCCACAACGTAAAGTACTAACAGTTATGTTCCGTGATGGAACACTCTACAACTACTACAATGTAGAGCCTGGTACTTGGAAGCTTTTTGACAACTCGTATTCAAAGGGCCCTCTTCTAAATCTTTATAATAAGGGTCAATATGACCCTGGAGTTCTCCTGGTAACTCCACATCAATATGGTCCAGCTGATACTTCAAACGTTAGCTCGGATGTATTGGCAACTATTTATCGTGTTGCGCGTTCAAGCCAATTCCGATATGCTTCTAATAAGGGAACAGTGTACCGCACTGCTCAAGGAAAAGCGTATACTGCGCCTAAGTCCAAAGGCGGACGAGCCCCTAAAAATAATCCACCTGCCTCGAAAGCACATAAGCCCCACACACCTTAAACTATGCCAAAAGTACACAACATCGGGAAACAACACTTTATACAATTTATGCGACTACCTGCTAAGTGGGGATTAAGGGTCGCAGTAAAAGGCTATACTCAAGAAGTATTAGAGCCATTTAGAACATCTGAGCCATGGATTATACGGTTACCATTTTACCGAGCACTTATAATAGGTAAGTGGACAGGAACACAGCCCGATGAAGTATCGGCATTAGAGAACGCACTAAGAGGACGGATATTAAACGATGAAGATTTTGACAAAGAAAAAGGATGGACCCCAGCCAAGTACGAAGATGCAGAAGAGGGTATCTGGGATTGGGACGTCTGACCTAATCATGTGGGCTGAAAATGCCTTGTTTGTGTTGGGCAAAGAAATTACGCACCACCAGCGTAATAAGAGCATGGACTCTTTACTAGAGGCTGAGCTGGGTGCCGAGGCACTTCTGGCTATTGTGCGTGAGCTAAAGAAGCGTGCTGAAAATGAGTGGTAAATTCGAAGACGAAGACCTAGACGATGACTACGAGGATGCCGCCTGGGCCCTAGATGAAGAGGACCAATTTGAGGAAATTACGCCTCAAATGTACGCTGAGGAAGAGCTTGACGAATTTGAAGAGCTTGACCAAGACGATGACCTCGATGAGTTCTCTCAGGAGTTTGTAGATAAACTTATTGATAAGATGATGCAATTTATGGTTGTCCTTGTCGGACATGACCTGCACCCATATCAAAAACCATTGGCTAGACGTATGATGGAATCTATCATCATTAACGATGGTGAAGAAATTACAGCCCTAGCTGCACGTCAGTCAGGTAAGTCAGAAACTATTGCTGACACAGTATCTACGCTTATGGTGCTCCTTCCTAGACTTGCTAAGATTTACCCTGAGCTATTGGGTAAGTATAAAGACGGCTTGATGGTGGGCTTGTTTGCTCCTACTGAGTCACAGGCTGAAACTTTGTTTAGCCGTACTGTAACCCGACTTAGCTCGGAGCGAGCTTTGGACGTCTTGAGTGACCCAGAAATCGATGATGTTGCTGCCAAGGTTGGTGGTGTTACAAAAATGATTCGACTTAAGAAGTCGGGCAGTAGCCTAACAATGATGACTGCTAACCCTAGGGCCAAGATTGAGTCTAAGTCGTTCCACCTTATCGTTATCGATGAGTGTCAGGAAGCGGATGACTTTATTGTTAACAAGTCAATCTCTCCTATGCGTGCTTACTATGCCGGTACCATGGTTAAGACCGGAACTCCTACAACTAGCAAGAACAACTTCTATCGTTCCATTCAGCTGAACCGACGTCGACAAACAGGTAAACGTGCTAGACAAAACCACTTTCAATGGGACTGGCGTGACGTTTCAAAATATAATGATAACTATAGTCGTTTTATTAAAAAGGAAATGCTTCGCATTGGAGAAGACTCAGATGAATTCCAGATGTCGTACAACTGCAAATGGCTACTTGAACGCGGAATGTTTGTCACGAGTTCCATCATGGATGAGCTTGGTGACACGTCTCAAGAGCTCGTCAAAGTCTGGCATCAAACCCCTGTTGTGGTCGGAATCGACCCTGCTAGAAAGATGGACTCCACTGTTGTCACAGTTGTCTGGGTGGACTGGGACCGTCCCGATGAGTTTGGCTATTTCGACCATCGAGTCTTCAATTGGCTTGAAATCCAAGGAGACGACTGGGAAGAACAATACTTCCAAATAGTTAACTTCCTGAGTAACTATGACGTTCTAGCAATTGGTGTAGACGCCAACGGTGTAGGTGACGTAGTAGCTCAAAGACTTAAAGTTCTGATGCCTCGTGCAGAAGTTATACCATTAACTTCTAGCCAGTCAGAACAGTCTAGTAGGTTTAAACACCTACAAGCCCTGATTCAAAGGGAAATGCTTTCATTTCCTGCCCACGCTAAGACTCGTCGCTTGAACCTCTGGAAACGTTTCTACCAGCAAATGATTGACGCCGAAATCCAATACAAGGGTAATAACTTTACCGTTGCAGCCCCGAGAGAAGCTTATGCTCACGATGACTTTGTTGATAGTTTGGCTATCGCTTGTTCTCTTACAAAGGAACTAGTAATGCCAACCGTTGAGGTTGGTAGCAATCCTTTTTATTAAAAATTTGAGTTCACACAGAAAAATCCTCTGTAAAGCCCCAAACTAGTAGAGGAAATACTCGAGTTTTCCATCCCCATATTTAAGGAGTTCCCCATGGGTATCGCCCCTAACCCAATGTTCCCAGAGCGTGCACCACAAGGCTATGAAATCAAGCCTACCGGCAATGAAGAGCGCCGTGGCCCACTACGCTTTGAAGAAGGTATTGCGACTGACACTGACGTCCCTACCGACTTCCAGAAGGGTATCATGAACGGCTTTGCTGCCGCTCCTGGTCGCCCAAACCGCAACGCCCCAGTATGGCAGAAGCCAGCTGCTGAGACTATGTCAGAGCGTGCACACGTTGGTTCAGCGTCATGGATTGAAGCACCTACATTCTTGGGTGAATTTGCTCACGGTTCGTTCTCACAGAACGCAGAGCAAGTCATTGAAACCAAGGTTGTTTCAGGTGGCCGCGTCCAGCGTCTAAACCCAACCGTCGTAAACGACTAATTTCGAGTTTAACAACCTAGCCTCACTTTATTTACTAAAGTGAGGTTAGGAAGTTAATCTTTGAGGAGCAAATTGGCTGACGTCCCTGTAAATGAAAAGCTTTACGCTATGGTTGTAAGCCAGGCTAAAGCTAAGTACCGTATTTACCCGAGCCCGGGTGCATCGCACTGGGTTCACCGACGTTATCTTGAGCTTGGCGGCAAATATATTGACTCTGAAGAAATTGCAGAGCGTAAGAGAATCATGCGTGCCTGGCAAGAGAAAAAAGCAAAAGCTCACGGGCACGGCAAAGATGATGACAAAAAGGATAGCAAGTAATGTCATTTCTTGATTTCTCGCCCCCAAGCTACAGAGCTTCATCATCTGACCTTACCATCAGCATCTCCCCTCTGGGTCTTGTAGAACTTGCTGACGAAGAGTTTGAGGTCCACGGTCCTCGTCTAAACCGTTACTCGCTTAACTGGGCTATGTATCTTGGCCACCACTGGGGCTATCGCCGTGAGCAGGGCGAAATGCAAATCTCGCTCAACTACTACCGTGCGTTCATTGACTATATTGACCGCTTTACTTTTGGTAACGGTGTTCACTTCCGTTCTCCTAAACTAACCGAGGCTATCATTCCTAACCGCTTAGAGCGAGTCTGGGAAATTGATAATAACAAGATGAACGTGCTGCTTGAGATGGCACAGCTTGGCTCTATTACTGGTGACTGTTTTGTAAAGGTTGCTTATGAAGAGCCTTGGGAAGACAGCATTGGCCGCTTCCACCCAGGACGTGTTCGCGTTCTTCCGCTGAACTCTGCTTTCTGTTTCCCAGAGTTCCACCCACACGACCGCTCACGTCTGCTCAGATTTAAGCAGAAGTACCGTTTCTGGGGCACCTCGCTAGAAGGTACTCGTCAGGTATTTACCTATACCGAAATTCTTACCGATGATGTTATCGAAGAGTACGTCAATGACGAACTAATTGACAGCAGACCTAACCCACTGGGCCAGATTCCTGTTGTACATATTCCAAACATTCCTGTATCAGGTTCGCCTTGGGGCTTGTCAGACGCACATGATATTATCTCGATTAACCGTTCATATAACGAAATCGCAACCGATGTTGCTGACATCATCAACTACCACGCTGCTCCTGTTACCGTTATCGTTGGTGCAAAGCAAGGTAACCTTGAAAAGGGCGCTAAGAAGGTTTGGGGTGGTCTTCCTAAAGACGCTCAAGTATTTAACCTTGAGGGTGGCGCTGCAGGTCTAACTGGAGCTATGCAGTACATGCAGATGCTTAAGTTGTCAATGCACGAAATGATGAACGTTCCTGAGACCGCTCTAGGCCAGGCACAGCCAATCTCTAACACCTCTGGTGTTGCACTTTCTATCCAGTTCCAACCTTTGATGAACCGTTATGCTCAAAAGGCGGCAGTCTATGGTAAGGGTCTTGAAAGAATCAATGAGCTTATCATTCTTAACTTGGCAATTAAAGAGCCCGACACTCTTCAATATAACCCGGATGAGGATGGCCCAATTCAGCCAGGTCAGCTAGATAAGCTTGACCCTAATGACCCGTTGACCTATTTGTCATACGCTCACTTCCCACCACCTCTACCTCTAGACAAGTTGGTTCTTCTTAACGAGCTCCAGCAGAAGATGTCTATGGGCCTTGAGTCTAAAGAAGGCGCTTTGCGTGCTTTGGGCGAAGAGTTCCCAATGGAGAAGCTTGCTGAGATTCGTTCTGAACTTATTGACGATGCTCAAAGCGAAGGTGCTTTGAACTTGGTCAAGGCAGAGATTTCTAAACAACTTATGGATATCACCGGAATGATGGTTGGACCTGATGGTTCAGCTACTCCAATGGACCCAACTATGCTGGGTAATGGAGACGTTTTGGGTGATGGACAACTCGGTCCGCAGGGACAGGGCACTGATGCCCAAGGTGATGCCGAAGCTTCGCAAGAAGAACTTCAGGCTGGCGACCAGATACGACAGACTTTGATAACTCAAGCTTATGGAACTCAAATTCCATCAAGGCGAACAGTTGACAAAGATTAATGACTTTTTTTAAGGCATTATTGAGTTAAGGCACAAAAGTATAAACTTTTGCGTTTTACTTATCTTATAACAGTTAAGGTCTAGTGGCATTAATACGGAAAACGACCATCGAGAATGAAAAGAGGTTAGCCTTATGGCTGATTTGGAAAACACCCCAGAAGTAGTTGAATCTACTGTACCATCTCCTGCAGAACTATTCGCAGAGGAAGCTCTATTGCCAAATACTGACAAGGTTGCTGAAGCAATTCAGAAAGCCCGCGCTCAGGAAAAAGATAAGCTATACCCTCAGCTTAACAAGCTGCAAGAGGAAATTAGCCTACTTCGCAGAGAACGCGAAGAGCGCCAAGCACTTGATGCACAACGAGCTGAAAAGCGCAAACAGCGTGAAGCAGAGCGTGAAGCAGAAAAGAAAGCTAAAGCTGAAGAAGAGATGTCTTTCAAGAAGCTTCTTAAAACCAAAGAAGAAGAATGGGCATCTAAGCTAGAATCTGAGCGCGTTGAGCGTGAAAGAGCATTCGCCCTTCTTGAGCGTGAGCGTGAGTTCCAAGAGCTGCAGCAATATCGCCAGCAGCGTCTAGAGCAAGAACGCGACAATATCATTCCAGAACTTATCGACCTTATTTCTGGAAATACCCGCGATGAAATCGAGCAGAGCATCGCTGGTCTAAAAGAACGCTCTGCGAAAATCTTCGATTCTGTTGCGCAAGTTGCACAGCAGAGCCGCAAGGAAATGACTGGTTCTCGTATTACGATGCCAGCCTCTGGACCCCTCGACAACGACTCGGACTCACGTATGTATTCACCTGATGACATCTCTAAGATGTCGCTTCAGGACTATGCGAAGAATCGTTCCAAGCTAATTGGAAATAGCAAAAACAGTGGACAGGGATTGTTCGGGTAATTAACCACCTAACCTAAAGACCGCTTCTGAAAGGAGCAAAAAATGGCAGGTTCTGCTATTACAGGTACCGGTGCGCTTGCAGGTGCACCTACCGCTTACTCAGGTTCGAACAGCCAGCTATCGCAGGCTATTCAGACCATCTGGTCGAAGGAAATTCTGTTCCAGGCGATGCCAATTCTTCGCTTTGAGCAGTTTGCAGTTAAGAAGACGGAGCTTGGTGTTGCACCAGGTCTTCGCGTTAACTTCCTTCGTTACAAGAACTTCAGCGTGGACCCAACTCCACTAACTGAAGGTGTCCGTATGACCACCAACGCTCTAACCGCAGAGCAGATTGCTATCACCGTTGCTGAGCACGGCTATGCAGTTGCAGTTTCAGAACTGCTACTGAACGCTTCGTTCGACGACATCATGGCATCGGCTTCACGTTTGCTTGGTCGCCACATGGCACAGTACCTTGACGTACAGGCACGTGACACCCTTTCGTCTGCCACCTCGGCAACGTTTGGTTATGACCGTACTGCATACGACGGTGCTACCAACTTCAACCTATACCAAGAAGGTAGCGTTGCTACCGCTGTGTCAGGTTCGAACACCTCTGTGGGTTCGGGTACCAACGCAGGTAAGTACAAGTTGACCACTGGTGCCATCAAGGACGCTGCTCTTGTTCTTGCTTCAAAGAACATTCCTCGTCTAGGTGAGACCTACGTCCAGTTCATCCACCCTAAGCAGTCTCGTGACCTTCGCTCGAACCCAGAGTTCATCGAAGTCACCAAGTACGCTGCTCCAGGTAACTTCATGTTGGGTGAAATCGGCCGTCTATACGACGTCGTGTTCATCGAGACCACTCAGGTCAAGAAGTACGCTACTGGTTCATCGGTTACTGACTACACCTCAAAGGTTGGCTCAGTTGCAGACCAGACTGGTTACCCTGTAAAGGCTAACACCAGTCCTGGTCTTGGTGGTAACCCAGAACTAGCTCAGTTCGGCAACGGCGCTGGTGGTACCGGTTCGGCTTACCCAACCGACACTACCACTCTTACCGCTGACGTGTACGAGTCAATCATGATTGGTGACAACGCATTTGGTCACGCAATCTCGCTTCCAGTTGAGCTCCGTGACGGTGGTGTGCTAGACTTCGGTCGTGAGCACGCTCTAGCATGGTACGCCATCTGGGGTCTAGGTATTATTACCGACCAGGCTATCAACAAGGTTTACACCAACTAATAGCCAAAAAACGTCGAGGGGGGCCCGCAAGGGCCCCCCAACACAAACAAACAACACACTAAAACAGGAGAAAAATATCGTGGCAAATAAACCCACTAGTCCACAGGACACAACAGGACGCGCAGTCGAAGAGGCTGCAAAGCGTAACGCAGCAGAACTAGCTGCTCGTGCAGAAACAATCTCACTATCTCGCGCTGCAGAAGCAGCAAGTCTTGAGAATGAGGTCTTTGACCCAAAGCAACCAGACGCTCCAATCTTGCTTGACGAGGTTGAGGAGCTAGGTGTCAATGTAGCTGCTGACGAGTACATCATTATCCGTACTATCTCGGATATCGAAGACATGACTTATGGCGTAGTTAATGGAGCCCCACAAAACTACACCTTTAAAGCCGGAGTTAAGTACAAGGTGCCAGTAGATTTGGCTTCATACCTTGCACGTCTAGGTTATACCTGGAAGGCTTAACACCCAATTAAGCTGTCCGTCCTGCTAACCCCCGCCTCCTCGTTAGCAGGACGGACTTTTCTTTTAGCGTGTATTTCAGGACTTTTTAAGTCAATATAAATACAGAATGTTTTGGAGGATTTATGGCTAATATTACAAGCCTAATCTCAAGAGTTAGAGTCGAGCTAGGTGACCTAGGCAAGACTTTCGTTACCCATATCACGGGTGATGGAATCAATAACCGATTCAACCTCCACTACTCTCCGCTGGACGGCAGAACTGTAGTTGTTAAGCTGACTCTAGCTTCTAATGGCACCACATCTGACATTACCACCAAAGCTCACATTGAAGAGTCTACTGGTGTTATGGTGCTTCTACAGACAGATAACGTTACCCCCCTTATTCCTGCCGTTGGTGACGTTCTTACTATTAGCGGAACATACTTCCGATACTTCACTGGCGCAGAGCTTACTCAGCTTGTTAATGACGCCTTAGTTCAGCACTCGCAAAATGCACTGGATAGCACAGGCCGCAAGGTTACGATTGACACTCTTCCTGCAAACGAAGAGTACCCGCTAACTATCTACGCGGTTACGCTTGCTCTTTACACCCTAGCTACGGATGCTGCATTTGATATCGATATTGCTGCACCTGACGGCGTTAGTATTCCTCGTTCTGAACGTTACCGCCAGCTAATGGAGATGGTACAGACTCGACAGTCTCAGTACCGTGAGCTGTGTGCTCTCATGGGTATCGGCCTTTACCGCATCGAGGTATTTGACCTCAACCGCATCTCAAAGATGACAAACCGACTTATTCCTCAGTATGTTCCTCAAGAAGTTGATGACCGCTCATACCCACAGCGCGTCAATCACCCAGCTCCTACCCTTGGAAATGCCCCTACTCCATGGCCTACTGAAGCTGGAGAACTTACTGCTTACCAGGGTATTGCGTTTAACACTGCTCTTACTTTCAACGACAACTACGCTGGTAAGACGTTTATTGCTAACTTGCTCAACCAGCGTGGTTCAGTGCTCGTGGTTCAGCCAATTGCACTATCGGTGGCAACTACAGGAACTAGCGTAATCACTGCAGCTTCTAGAACAGCTAACAGCACTACAGTCACTCTCACTACTGGTGCTCCTCACGGCCTTACTGCCGGAGCTGCGGTTGTAGTTACTGGTGTAGACAGCACGGTAAACGGTGGGGGAACTGTGGCTACTATTTTAGATACTACCCACTTCACCATTACCAGTACTATAAACACCGCTCTAGCCCTGACTGGGTTGACTGGCCAGGTCGAGACTAACGTTGCTAAGAACTACACGTTTACCTTCAACCTAACCTCTGACCAAACCCTAAGACTGGCAGAGCGCACTTACTGGTCGCTTTCTACTGTCGATACGTTCACTAATGAACATATTGAAATAAAGGGCGGCAACTTCTTTACCGTACGCTCGAGCACCGTTGTACTATAAACTTATATTAATTGGAGTAAAAAATGCCTAGAAAAACACTTATACAAAATCGACGAGACACTGCAGCTAACTGGACTAGTGTCAACCCAATCCTTGCTTCTGGTGAGATTGGCGTAGAAACTGATACCAACAAGTTTAAACTCGGTGATGGCACAAGTACTTGGACACAGCTGGACTATCAAACTGGTACCCAAGGGCCCGCAGGCCCTACTGGACCACAAGGTCCTCAAGGACCGCAGGGAGAGCCGGGAACTGGCGGAACTGCTAGTTTTAAGTACCGACCCGATGATGCTCAGTATGTGTACACCATCAATCATAATCTTGGGTTTAACCCAAATGTTAGCGTTATTGATTCCAGCAGTACGGAGTACTTTGGTGAGGTAACGCACATCAATGTCGATACTCTGACAATAACTTTTACCAAAGCTGTATACGCTACTGCTTACCTATCTTAAGGAAATGAAATGTCCAAGTCATATTTAACGGGTATAAACCTAAACGCCAACCCTTTGATGAACGCAAAGGTGCACGTTTGGGGCAGCTCACCCGCTTCATCACCAAACGTTACTCCAGACGGTACTACTGCCGTAGAAGGTATGATTTCTTCTTATCAGGGAACGTTATACGTATACAAAGGCATTTCTGGTTCTGGAGGTGCTTGGGCTGCCCTATCTATTACAAGTGGAACAGTTACTGCTGTAACTGGTACTTCCCCGGTTGTTTCTAGTGGTGGAAATACGCCTGCAATCTCTTTGGCTTCTGGTTACGGAGATACTCTAAACCCATACGCTTCTAAATCTGCAAACTACATTCTAGCCACCCCTAATGGTACCACTGGCGCACCTTCTTTTCGAGCCCTTGTTTCTGCTGACCTCCCATCTATTGGTAATATTACAAACGCTGGTGCTATTGGCTCTACTTCTGGCCTCGTAGCAGTTACTACTACTTCCGGTGTACTAACTACTGCTACTAACACAAACCAGTCTTCTTCAACTTTCCTTCGAGGAGACCTTACTTGGGTAACTCCTACAGATACTAACTATTACCCTACTGCAGTAACAATGACTGCAGGAACCACTGCTGGACCACTCGTTGGTCTAACAATGAACTCTGGCTCAGTGACTTCGGCTGCTATTCCGGCAGCAGGTTCTGGAGCTTCTGGTGTGGTTGTTACGGGTGCCCAGACATTCGATGGCGCTAAGACATTTACGAACCAAGCTACGTTTAACGGTGGTGCGGTAATCGCTGCTGGTCAGACACTAAACATGACCAACAACCGAATTACTAACCTTGCTGAACCTGTGTCAAACAGTGATGCTGCAACTAAGTACTACGTAGACAACGTATCTGTTGGTGTTAATGCGCACGATGCTGTTGCGGGTGTAGTTGCTGGGTTTACTGGCACATATTTTCCTGGTGGCGGTACTGCAACAAGCGTATCTGGTAACGTTAACACAAATACTCTTTCTGTAACTAACAGCGGATTTAATATTGCAGTTGGTCAAACTGTTGCAGGTAGCTCAAACATTCCTACTGGAGCTATTGTAACGTCGGCAAGCGCACCTAATGGTACTGGCATTACAGTAACTATTGACAAAAACTTAACGGGCACTCTGTCTGCAAACCCATCTATCACTTTCTTGGGTGCTGATGGTGGCACTGGTGTTGGCGCAACGCTTACCGCTTCTGCCGTTGGAATCCTTAAATCATCCGATACTAACAGCCAGTACTCTTTTGTTGCTGGTGACCGTGTTCTTCTATTGTCGCAGACTACCTCTACTCAAAACGGTGTATACGTTGTAACCACTGCTGGTACAGCTTCTGTTGCTGCTGTATTGACCCGTGCCACAGACTATGACAACAGCGAATGGGGCGACATTGCTGCTGGTGACCTAGTGTATGTTATCAACGGTGGTAACGGGGCGGGAACGTATACTTACGGAGGTACTCAGTGGGTTCAGACTACTAAAGGTATTGCAACAATTGGCTCCGGTGCCAACATTAAGTACAGCGTGCTTATCGGTACTGACAGTCCTTCATTCACGCAGTTCTCTGGTGTAAACACTGTTCCGTTTGCTACTACTACCTCCGTGGGTATTGCATCCTTCTCAAGCACCTATTTTAGCGTAAATGGTGTTGGTGGAGTTAGCCTTAGCAGCCTTGGTGCTCTAAACGCAGCTTCAGCAACCAGTGCTACAAATGCAACTAACGTTGCCACAACGTTAGCCTCTTCTAGCTCTACATTTTACCCTACATTTGTAGGAAGTACCACAAACGGCAACCAGGCAATTAACAACGCTACAACCCTTAGCTTTGTTCCTTCTACTGGTGCCCTAACTGCAGGTTCATTGATTGCTGGAACTTTAACCGGTGTATCTGGAACATCGTTGGACATTTCGACCCCAGGAGCCGCGACCAGCTCTAACGTCACTATTAAAACGGGTGCAAGCTCTGCCACTGCTTCTGGAACTATAACAATTGCTACTGGAACAACTAGCCAGACTGGTGGTACTTCTGGAGCTCTTACTCTAAATACCGGTACTGGTGGTGGTACTGCAAACAGCTCTGGTGCCATAACAATCCAAACTGGAAACGGTTCAGGAACGTCAGGTAGCTCTGGAAACGTAACTATTGATTCGGGCTCACAGAATGGTAGTGGAACTTCTGGAACTATATATCTTGGTAACAATTACTCACCTACAATATCAATTGGTAGAACTTCAGGAACAACTACCACTATTTACGGCGCAGTCCAGATGCCTCAAGTTGGTACTTCTGGTTTTGTGAAAGCCGGTGCTAGCGGAGCGCTGAGTACGTCAACTATTGCGTATGGTGATTTGCCTACTACATCGCTGACTGCTGTCACAACTACTGGTATTGCTCGTAAAACAACTGCATCAGCAACTACCGGTGCGGGAACCACTATTACCGTGAACCACGGTTTTGGCCAGTGGGTTCACGCTCAGTTGTTTGATGCAAGCGGTAACCTTGTTGAAGTTGATATCCAAAACAGTGCAACCAGCAACGGAACAACCATATTTACCTTTGCTGTTACTCAGGGTGCTACAACATTTAACTACGTAATTATTGGATAGTATTAGTCTATGACTAAAAAATATTTAAACAATATCGATTTAAATGGCACACTAACTATTCAAGGTTCTGGTGGAACTAATGGATATTTTTTAAAAACCGACGGTTCGGGAAATATTTCTTGGGCTTCTCTATCTGGTTCCCTTGGGTATGTTGGTGGCTATCAAACTACTGCTGCGGCAGGTACGTCAGTTGCGCTTACAGGAATAAACTCCTTAACTAGCACGTCTACACTTACACTGACTACTCCAAGCATAGGTGCGTCCGGTGGTACCGGGTCATCAACTACACTAACTTCAGGAAGCGTAACCGTTAGCAATGCTTCTGGAAGCTCTACTAGCGGTAACACTGTCATAACCTCTGGTGCAGCAACGTTATCAAACGCCGGTAACTCGAGCGGTACCGCAACAGCTGGAAATATCTCTTTAGATACTGGCCTTGCTTCGGCTGCTAATGGTTTGGCATTTGTAAACCAAGGAAGCATTTCAATTGGTGCTGTAAACTCGACTCAAATTCAAATAGGAAACTCGACTAGCACTACTCTACTAGGTGGCCAAACAACTTATTCTGCAGGAACTTCATCATTTCCTCCAATAAAACTAACTTCTGGAACAAATACCGCATCTGCAATTGCTGGAGCAATTGAGTACAACGGTGACTTACTGACCCTTGTTCACTCTGGAACTGCAGCGGGTAGAAACATGGTTCAGGCAACTGCTTGGGCATATTCAAACGCAAACTCGACCCCTGCAACAACCACAACTCCAGTATCAATTTTTCAAGCCGGTGCTCAGAAGCTCACGCTAGAAGCAGGAAAGACTTATTACTTTAAGCTTAACTTAGGATTTATTGCTACATTCACTTCTGGTACTGCATCTATTCAACTAGTACCTACTTTCTCTAACGCACCTGTAAGCATTAACTACACTGCCCTATATCACCCAGGAACTGCGGGTAACGCGCAGGCATATAGAGTTTCATCAACAACCGCAACTGCAATTAGCCCATCAATTACAGCTACCCAAACCAACGCTGGCGTAATTGTTGAGGGATATTTCCAGTCAAACGCTACTACAGGTGGAACCGTTGAATTTAAGTTTCAAATGTCTACTACTGGTAGCTCTACGGTAGTAATTAACGGCTCATACCAGCAAATTACCAAAATTGGTACTGGTGTTCCTGCTGTGGTTTCTGGTGCTTGGGCTTAATTAGTCCAAGTTTAGCCGTACAATAAAAGAAGACTCTAGGAGATACAATGCCAGCAAAAACTACTATCAAACTTAGGGCGGGAACCCAGTCTGGCTGGGCTAGCACCGCCATGACTCAAGCCCTAACTAGCTCATTAATTACTACTGATGCTAGTGGTAACTTGGTTGCTAGGTATACCATTACAGGTTCTAGCCACACAATTACTGTTGGTCAAGTTCTTACTATTACTGGCGTTACTGTAGCTAGCGGCAACCTTCCTTACAATATTTCTGGCGGTGTTGTTAGCGGAATTGCCACTACTACGTTTGATATCAAAGTTCCTTCTGGCACTACTGCTGGTGCAGGTTCTGGCGGAAGCGCCGTTCTTGTTGTTCTAGCTACTGGTGAGGCCGCTGTTGAGACAGATACGTTTAGCCTAAAAGTTGGCGATGGCACAACTGACTGGACAAATATTCCATATATTGGTGTACCAAACTTCTATTTAGTCCCTGGCCAAACATCTCTTTCAAATTCTACATCTCCACAGGATTTGTTTGAAAAAAAACTTCCACTTACTCCAAATACTAACTACCGATTTAAAATTGAGTTTATGCTTGTAGGAATTACTGGAATTAGTAAACACATTACTTTTTCTTTTAAACAGAGTGGTTCCGGACTGACTGGTTGGAACTTTGCTAGACTTCAATGGTCTGGTGGTACAAACACTAGTGGTACGTATGGTAAATCTACTTCACCTTTTACTGGTTTTGGATTTGCCGCAACAGTTGGGGCAATTGAAACCGGCTTAATTTTGTACGCAGACAATGCTGACGGTATTGTGTACGCCACAATTGAGGGCATTTTTCAAACTGGTAACGGTCCCTCTAACTTTGAGCCTAGACTTACATTCAGTGCTACACCGGGAATTAGTGTACAAAATCTAGCTGGTAGCTATGCGACCGTTGAGCAACTATCCCCTGCAACGATTAACTCCAAGGGTGCTTGGGTCTAGTAATGCGTAGCTCAGACGTTCAGGGTAGATTTAATATAGATTACGAGGCAAAGTCTCTTTACGAAGGGATTGCTGAAGACCTGGGCGGCACCGTTGGTACTGAAGTTAGCTGGTGGCAATGGTCAGATACCTACTTGGCAGAAAACTACACTGATATCGTAGATGATGTCTATGACGTATCTAGCTCAGTTGTTGGTAAAGGTCGAATTTGGCAGTCACCAATCACCGTACCAGTCGTAATGGCTCAGCTTATTCGTTCAACCAACGTTATGAACGAACGTGGTTTCTATGTGTCGGATACACTTCGTCTAGTTATCAATATTGATACCATTACAGAATACGTTCCGGATGTTCTAGCTAATCCTTCTAACCACATCAAGGACCGCATCGTTTATCGTGGAGAAGTATTTGTTCCTACTCGCGTACTTCCTAGAGGTGCGTTTGGAACTCGCTACGCTGTTGCAACTATTGACTGCAACCAGATGAACTCTGAAGAGTTGGTCAATGACCCACAGTTTCAGGCTTACGCCTCACCTTCTGTGGCTGATTTTAGAACTTATGGATACGGAAATGGCGCTTATGGCGCAGATAGCTATGGAGAGTAATTATGCCACTTGTTAAGCCAACTATTGGTCAGATGAACTGGGGTACAACCCTAAATGCTGCCCTTGATTACCTAAACACTGACACATCTTCTATGCTGAACTTGGGCAATAGCGTTATCCCAACTACTGATAACGCAGTTACTCTTGGAAGTTCTAGTAAAAGATTCGCACACCTATACCTTGGTCCTGGAACCCTAAACATCACTGACTCAGTGCTAAGCACTAACGCTGCTATTACGGTAAGCAACGGTGTATTTAACATAAATGGAATTACTCAAGCTCAGCTTCCTAGTATTAAACTTACTACCCTAACTTTTGCTGACAATACCTCCATGACAACGGCTGCTAAGCCTTTATATAATGGTTCATTTGAGAGCACAGCTTTACAGGTATCTGGTGGAACGACCACTGCTAACCTTGTTACTGTAACTGGAGCTACAAATTCAAAAGGTATTTCGTACGATAGTGGTGCTACCAATTCTAAAATTACTTACGCTAATGCTGGGGATTATTACATAAGTTTTAACGGTCAATTTAGGTTTTCTGGTGGAGCTAGCTCATATGACGTTACTGTTTGGTACGCAAAAAACGGAACTCCAGTAACTAACTCTGCTTACACCTACACTTTAACAAGTGCCCAAAATTCTCAAGTACTAGCTAACATAACAGACATAGTTACATTAGCTGCTGGAGATTATATTCAGTTCTATTGGTATACACCGGTAGCTCCATCTACAGGACCAAATGGTATTTATCTTTGGCCAACTTCTGCCGGAACTAACCCGACCAGACCTGCTTCTCCAAGCGTAAATATTAATACATATAACGTAGGTTAATATAATGCCTTTCCTTTCTCAATCTCAGCGTGCATGGATGTACGCAAATAAGCCAGAAATGGCTAAAGAGTGGGAAAAGCACACCAAAAAGAAAAAGAAACTACCTAAGAAGGTAAAACATGGCAAGTAAAACTGTTAAAATTGCAAAGACTAAGACTTCACGTCCTAAGAAAAATGGTAAGGCACCAGAGACTGTTAAGTCTCACCACTTGGCCAAAGCTACTGGTAAAAAGGCAAAAGGTGCTGTAAACACTAGCTCAAACTACGGAGTAAAATAATGCAACGCCAAAACCACAAGATTAAAACAAATGAGAAGAACACTCGTGACCGTATCGGTCGCGGTGGCAAGACTGTGCTGGGTAAGCACGCTGGCCACGTTCCAAAGCCGCCAAAGCGCATTGAACCAAAGAAGGGCAAATAATGGCTGAGAAGAAGAAGCACGCTAAAACTGCTGCTTGGACTCGTGCAGAGGGCAAAAACCCTCACGGTGGTTTGAACGCCAAGGGTCGTGCAAGTGCTAAGGCTGAGGGACACAACTTGAAAGCTCCAGTCAAGTCAGGAAATAACCCTAGACGGGCTTCTTTCCTAGCTAGAATGGCCGGAAATCCTGGTCCTGAGAGAAAGCCTAACGGTGAGCCTACTCGTCTCCTGCTGTCACTAGAGGCCTGGGGAGCGTCATCTAAAGCAGATGCTCGTAAGAAGGCTGCGGCTATCCGCAAGGCCAACGAGGGCAAAAAGAACAAGTAATGGGCGCCCGTAAAGTTGCTCGCATAGTACATACCGTTGTAGGTATTACTAGCTCTGATAACCCCGCTGAAAAAGCGGGCAAGGTTGTAGCTGCTGCGGTAACTGCTGCCCACCCAGTTGTGGGACGTGTTCTCAGAAAACCAATTCGTAAAGCAACTGAGGCAGTTGTAAACAAAGGAATTGAAATTGCAAAAAAGCCTGAAGTTCAGGCAGCTGTAAAAAATACGGTTTCCACCGCAGGTCGCCACGCTAGGTCTTTAATGGACCAGGGAGTGCGAAAAGCGAAGGCGTTTAGAGAAGGTAAAAATGGCTGAAACTAAGAAATTTGGGCCCTATAAGGGTTCTGCTGCTAATGGTGGCCGCCCTATTTATGTATATAAAACTAAGGGCAAAGATGGTAAATGGCACACCACTTCTAAGAACAAAGCTCGTGCAGACTACGAAGGCAAGCACGGTAAGCTACCTAGAGATACCGATGTTGACCACAAAAACAACAAGCATGATGATGACCGTAAGTCTAACCTACGTCCTCTAAAGCATGGTAAGAACACCGCTAAAGAAAACAAACGTAGAGCTGGTAAAAAATGATTTATGATGATATGGTAAAACAAACGGGCATAGACCCGTTGGCTCCACAGACTTTTGAGCAATACCCGCCACTTAGTGCGGAGCAGCAAAAGATTGTCGATAGAATAGACCCTAAGATTATAGGCCAAGTGGCAGAAAGTCAGGGAATGTAATGCCTGAATGCAAGTGCGACAACTGTGGTTGTGGCAAGAAAGAAGAATCAAATGGCAATGTGTAAGTGTGGCAAGTGCGCTGAATGTAAGAAGCGTATGGCCGACAAGAAGAAGACCGGCAAGAAGATGCCACCATGGATTGGCACTGCTGCTGACAAGAAGCAAGACGCTAAGACCGAAAAGGGTATGACTCCTGCTGAAAAGAAAAAGTTTGAAAAGGCAGACGCCAAGATGGACAAGGACAAGTCTTTGACCAAGAAGGAAGACACCAAGAAGGACAATGCCTTGGCAAAGCGCATTAAGGCAGCCGACAAAGGAAAGAAGAAGAAATAATGGCAAATAGCATGAAACCAAAAACGGTAGTTAAAGCTGCGTTGAAAAAAGACCCAAGTAACAAAGGACTTAAAGCTGACCTTGCTGGCCTAAAGAAGAAGCCAACAAGTAAATCTGTAGCTCGCGGTAAGGCTGCCGGAGAAGCTATGGGTAAGGGAATTGCTAAAGTAATTTCTACTAGCTCAGCTAACCCAGCTGGTATGCGTAAGAAAGTCTAAATTCCAACACAAACAAACCCCTTGCATTGCAGGGGGTTTTTTGTTACCCTAGTTTCATGAAGCGCACTAAAAAAGCGATACATAAGCTGTCTGAAATTGATGATGACCTACTTATGGCTTACTGCTCCGAATGCGAGACTCTAGTAAAGATTCTAAAAGAGATTCGCTCAGACGGTAAGGCGCGTTATCGCTGTAAAAACAGGCATCGTGACACCTTAAACCTTACTAAGGCCCCCTATCGCCAGTTCAAAAAAGACCGTTGTGAAGACCCGGACTGCACGGCTACTATCCTATACTCATGTCAGCTTACAGTTGACCATATAGACGGTAACCGCCACAATAATGACATTTCAAACCTAATGACATTGTGCCATAACTGCCATGCCCTAAAGTCTTTCCGCAACAATGACTACGTAAATAAATACGATTAGCCTTTAATTTGGCCTAAAATTCCCTATTCTTGACTTGTAGCTGTTCGTGCGAATAGTTGCCTACTTTGTAGAACCTGCGCCTGAATAAGGATATGCGAATGTCTGACCAGAACTTTAACCCCTGGTGGAAACATGTAAATGACTACCTTCAATTTGAAGAGCGTCAAGAGTTTCTCCGTGGTGCTATGGGTTATAGACCTAATAATAAGCAAGATGCCATGCTTGGTATGCTGCTTGCGGGTTATACAAATCAGAAATTCGAAATCCCTAAAGCGCTAGGTTCTAACCGTGATTATAGACCCTGAGATTTATACTAAGGCATTTCACGATACGGCCGAGGATATGACTGAAGACCTTCGAAAAGAAGCTTTGTCACACGGCTGGCACCCAGACGTCGTCAATAACATGCATGTTAAATACAGTGACGACGATGGCTTTACCGTTAAGGTACACCCTGACTTTTACGACCGTGCTTTTATGCACGAGTTCGGTTCACCTGGCAATCAACCTACTGCGGTTATTCGAAAGTATTCTAATAAAGACAACGCAGCTCATGAGGTTGTCATTAAACATCTAGAGAAGCACGCAGGTTAATCATGGCTTTCTTGCTTGGAGAAGATAAGGCGCTGAAGGAACGACTTCAGGGCATCATTGTGCATGACCAAAAGGCCGACGGCCAGGGCGTACCTCGTCAGGTAGGCGTGTTCTTCGGACAACCGGACCAAGAACTACGTACCCAGAACTACCCATACATTACAATTGACTTGATTGATATTAGCGCTGACCACCAGCGTGAAATGCGTGGTAAGTCAAGTGCTGCCTACTTGGTACCAGATATCGTTACTATCGGAGAAACCGATGCCTTTGAAACAGATATTCCTATTCCAGTAACTCTGGACTACCAGATTACTGCGTATTCTCGTAACCCAATGCACGACCGCGTTCTTATGAACCAGCTTCTGCACTCAAAGCTACCTTTTAGATTTGGCTATATCGAAGTACTAGAGAAAAGCACCACGGTAGGAGACACTACCACTAATCTCAATACTCTTCGACGCCTAGATGTTATGGATGTCTCAAAACGCGATATTACAGAAGCGGGTAAGAGACTATTCATGAATGCTGTAACCGTGCGTATTTCGTCAGAGATTCCGCAGGATACTTATAGGAAACTACTCGGTGTACAACAAGTTGTTAGTAACGTTGGTACTTTGCCTCAAAAGGTGAATAGCGTTAATGAGACCGTCACTGTTCTGCCATAAATTGGAAACCCCAGAAAAAATCAACTAACCAAGGAGTCTAAATGACTATTTATAAACACCCTGGAGTTTATGTAAATGAGCTCCCGCTTACAGTTACCACTAACGCATTTGGCTACTCGGCTATCGCTGCTGGTGCTGTAGTTGCACAATTTGCAAAGGGCCCAACTACGGTTACCCGAGTTACTTCTTATTCTCAATTTGAAGATAAGTTCGGCAGCCTAAACGGAAGTTATCCAGCTACTTACAGCGTTAAACTATTTTTTGATAATGGTGGAACTGACCTGTATGTACGTCGTGTAGTTTCTTCACTTGCACCAAGAGCAAGCGTAGTTATTCACGATGACACTGCTGGAACCCCTGCTGTGGTGACTACAATCGAGTCAAAGTACATTGGTAATGACACCATTAACTTCCGAGTTAAGGTTGACAATAAGACTCTTATTGGCAACTACTATTACTACGATTTCCACGTGTACTACAGCGATGGTGTTCAAGATGTTGAGGTTGAACGGTTTAACGCTGTTAGCTTTGACCAGCCGGACTCTAGCTCATACATCAAAAGCATTCTTGATGTACTGTCTAGCTATGTTCGCGTGTCGGGCAATGTTACTGCACCGGGTACGGGTAAATCAGTTGAATCAACATACCTTCCTCTAACGGGTGTCACTACAGAGGTAGGACCTACAAAGTATGACTATACTGGTGATGTTGCCTCTGTATCTAACTCTCCAGTTACATTTGTAGCAAATATTACAGGTAAAACTGGAACAGCAGCTTCAGGCTCTGTATCTTTGACACTAAACAGCGCAGACGCTGAAATCTCAGTGAATATGGGTATTTCTGGAACCGGAATTGATACTGGAACTACTGTTGCCGCAGTCAATGGCACATCATTGACGCTAAGTAAGGTGACTACCAGCTCTCTAAACGCAACAGCACTTACCTTTACAGCTAATATTAGCAATGCAAAAATTAGCGGCCTGAGTGGTTCGGCATCTGTTACTTTGGTATCAGCAAACCCTGAAATTTCAGTAGGCATGGGAATTACTGGCCCTGGTATTCAGGATTCAACTACAGTGGCTGCAATTTCTGGAACCGCTCTTACATTGTCTAAGAATTTGCTAGTTCAGCCATCAGGAACCGTTTCGTCATTTGCAACGTTTAATGACTTTAACGTTGTTGACCAGCCATTGGTGTTCTTCTTGCCAGACGTTCACAAGTTCTTTACTTCGGGTAGCGTTGTAGACGCTCAGTACGTCTATAACTCAATTATTGCTTGGTCAGAAACTTACACCAGTCGGTTTACGGTTGTTGATACTCCTGCAAACTACGAAGTTACAGATGCAACTTCTTTTGCAAATGGACTTACTGCTACAAGCCGTGCTGCTGTTTACTACCCACACATCTACATTAAAGACACTGCCGCTGGTGGAAGCTCGATTCGTAAAGTTAACCCGTCGGGTGCTATTACTGGATTGTACTTGTTTAATGACCGCAAGTCTGGTCCTTTCAAGACTCCGGCAGGCATCAGTGCAACTCTTGCGGATGCAATTGCAATTGAAAAGCTACTCACCAATGCTGACCTCGATGCTCTAAACAGCCCGAGCGAACCATTGAACGCTATTCGTAACGTTCCTGGTGCTGGCATCGTTGTTATGGGTGGCCGCACTCTAAAGCAAGACGGTACCGCTAACCGCTACATCTCAATGCGCCGTTCGCTGACATATATCGAAAAGAGCTTGTCTGACCTAACTCAGTTTGCTGTTTTTGAGAGCAACAGTGAGGCTCTATGGGCACGTATTACCACCGTCCTAAGTGCATTCCTGAACACCTACCGTAACCAGGGTGGTCTTCGTGGTGCAAACCCTTCGGACGCATTCTTTGTAACATGTGATGCAACTAACAACTCAGCACAGTCAATTGCTGCTGGCATTGTTAACGTTGATGTCGGTGTTGCACTGCAATACCCAGGTGAGTTCGTAGTAATTAACCTATCGCAAATCGTTGGCCAGTAGTCTAAGGAGAAAATAACCAATGGCAACAGTAATCAATAACCGCTCAACACTTGAGACGGACCCAATCAGAAACTTTAGGTTTCTGGTTACCTTCAAGCCGCTAAACGCTAGCGATGCAACTTGGTTGGCCACTGGCCTAAACAAGGTCACCGTTGGTTTTACCTCGGTTTCGGGATTGGCAGTTACCACTGACTCTATCCCTTACCGTGAGGGTGGCTACAACACCACTGTTCACCAGATTCCTGGTCAGACAACCTTCGCCCCTATCTCGCTGCAGCGTGGTGTCGTTCTTGGCACCAAGCAGCACTGGGACTGGATGCGCCAGTTGTTTGCAACAGTTCAGGGTGGAACCAACCGTTCTAACCAGGCCACTAACTTCCGTTGCGATGTTGAGATTGCAGTGCTTTCTCACCCAATTGCAGGTTCGGGTGGCGCTAACACTGAGTTGACTGGTGCTAACTACGCCGACCACGTCTCAATGCGTTTCCAGGTTTACAACGCCTGGCCAACCAACGTGGCTTACTCAGACCTAAACGCAGGTGACAACGCAATCTTCGTAGAGCAGATGACTCTAGTTCACGAAGGTTTCGATGTTAACTGGGCTACTGACCTAACCCCAGCAGGTTCGGCTAAGCCTTTCGCTAACTAACAAACTAATATAGGAGAATAATTCGTGAACGAAAAAGTAACAGCTGCTAACCCAGATTTGCTAAACCAACTGGCCCAGCAGGCTATGAATGACAGTCAACAACAAGATGTAATTGTTTCAGAGATTACTTACCCGACAGACACATTGGTGCTCCTTCCCGGCGGCTACATTACAGCCGCTGGGGAGGTCATCAAGTCTGCTGAGGTTCGTGAACTCACCGGCAAAGATGAAGAGTTTATCGGAAAAGCTCAGACTCCTGCCAAGGCTTTTGGTGGCCTACTAGAGCGTGCAGTAATATCTATCGGTGACCTTGCAGTTACCCCAGATATTATTGATAACTTGCTAGTGGGCGACCGCGACGCTCTACTACTTGGTATTTATCGAGTTACATTTGGCTCAACCGCAACTTTCTCTGAATTTTGTGGTGGCTGCGTAGAGTACAAAGATATTTCTATCGATGTCGATGAAGACATCAAGGTGCAAAAACTGAGCAATCCTATTACTGATAGAACCTTTACAGTTCAAGGACGAAAGCACAAGTACCTTGTTGCTTTGCCTACTGGCTTTACTCAGAAGGCTTTGCTTAATAACCCAGAAAAAACTGTAGCTGAACTAACAACTATGTTGCTTGAACAAACTGTCCTAGAGATTGACGATGTTCAGGTTCTTGGTAAGGTACAGGTACAAAATATTGGACTAGCTGACCGTCGTGCTATTGGTGAGGAGCTTGCTAAGCGTGCTCCTGGGCCAAAGTTTGACGATATTGTTGTTACCTGCCCTGACTGTGAGGGAAAGGTCGTGGTCCCGGTAAGTATTGGGGCCTTGTTTCGGTTCTAGCGTTGCTAACTACAGAGAGCTGTTAGAGGAATGGGGCTTGCTTTCTATTGCGTTTAGTGGATGGACACTGGATGAGATTAAAGAGTTAAGCCCCAGAGAGAGAACTAACTGGTTAGAGATATCCAGTTTGTTTGGAAGAGTGAATAGGAAGTAGTATGTCTGATAAAGACTTAACTGGTAAAGATTTAGCAAAAAATCTTACTACCAGTAAGGCAGCGGCTGCTGATATCGCTAAGTCTGCTAAAAAAATTGAAGATAGCTTAAAGGCTGCTGCCCGAGCTACTACTGGCGCATTTGGTGGTGGAATTCGAGCCACCTTTAACCAGATGACGGGTACAAGGCAGTATGGTGTTACTGGAGGAATTCCTGGTCCTGCAACATTTGATAACAGCCTTATGCGTCCTGGACTTGGTCTTTCGGACTTTACTAACTTCGCTTCCGGAATGTCAAAAGGCTTTTCAAACTTTCTTCCAGATGTAAGTTCTGCAGTTCAGCGTGCTGGAAACTATTACAACGCCACTATTATGGGTGGTTTTAGAGGCTCTCAAAAACTAAGTAGCAACAACGTTGATGACCGAACTTTTGGTGTCCTATCATCTATGGGTGGCGTCACAAGTGCTGGCTCAAGCGCTGAGGTTGCTAATATCTTTGCTAACCAGGGTATGGTCGCTGGTAGTGAAGCATATATGCGAAATGTTCGCGCTGTAGGTAACGCTGCTAGATATCTAAACATGGATAACGCCACTGCAGCTAAAGCTATTGGTGGCCTTGGAACAGGTGCGTCTTCCTCTAACTTGATGCGTAACTTTGGTATTTATACCACTGACCCGACAACTGGTAAAGAACGCAGTATGTCGGATATTTTTGGTGACCTTGCCAGCAGACTTAGTGGCGTTAATGGGGCAAATGCAACTCCAGAGGATGTTCAAAACTCAATTCGTAAGGGCGCACTTGGTGCGTCTATTGCAAACTCTGGTTTGACCGATACGCAACAGACTTTGTTTAAGCAATACATGATTGAGCGTGCTCAAGGCAACAATATGGACCTTAGCAACCAGTCTACAATGGACAAACTTAACAGTTCAGTAGATAACCCTATGAATTCATTTATGAATTTAGAAACTTCGGGTGAGGGTGCTCAAAAGAATGCTACTGGAGCATACCTTGATGGTATTAAGGCTGTAACTGGAACTCTGACTGGTCTTGACGCTGTGGCTGGGCGACTAGCATCGGTATTAGGTGGAGTTACTTCAGGTATGCAAGTTCTTATGGGTGCCAAAACAACTCAAGGACTAATGGGTATGGCGGGCTCCAGTATCAACCTCATCAGTAGTGGTATTGAGGCCATGATGCAGGCTGACCCAACGCACCTTTCAGAGCTATTCTCTGGTATGGCTGGTGTTGCTACTGGTGGTGTGGGATTGGCGGCAACTGAAAATACTGCTAATGCTGGTTTTCGGGCAGGAATTTTTGGTGGAAGCGGAGCGACTGGAGAGGGCGGCCAATATAAAAACTCAAAAACAGGAAGCACTTCTAAAACCGGTGGTGGAGATAACTCAACTCCATTTGGTGGTCTAGACCAGGGTGGCTACACCATTACCACTGGTACCAATACTGTTGGCCAGCCTTTGGCAGGAAAATTACCGACTGGTGGTTGGCAATTTACTACTAAAGAACCTAGTGGAAACCACAAAGGTCAACAGCACAAAGCAATTGATTACCCTGCCCCTAAAGGTACTGCCGTTATGGCTGTTGCTGATGGTGAGGTTGAGGAATTTTTTGATGGGGTTAAAAAAGACTCTACTATTGACAAAAACGGAAATCCCAATTGGCATGGTGTTGGGGATGGTAAAGGCAATTATGTAAAGCTAAACCATGGCATTGGAAAAAATGGTAAAAATATTTACACTATTTATGAGCACTTGGGGTCAGTTACCGTAAAAAAGAGTCGTAAAAAGGACGGTGCCGGTGACCAGGTTAAGAGGGGAGATGTAATTGGTTATGTTGGCCTTACTGGCGATACGTCGGGTGCTCATTTGCATTACGAAGTTAACGAGGGCGCAACCAAAGTTGACCCAAAGAATCTAAGTTCTCTTCTTGGAAACTCCACTACTACTGGCAAAATTTCAAAAGCGCAAGCATCTGCTGCAAGTAGTTTGGTAAATGCCGTTATGAGTGCCTACGCTGGCGACCCTGGCGCAATTCAGGCGCTAATGAATGCTACAGGTGTTAGCGCTACAATGTCTAAATATGGCGTCTCTGGAAACTCTACTTCTCCAGCAAATCAGTATGCAAATGCTGGAGATACTGGTGCTACAGGCGGTGGTGCCGGTGGTGGCAGCAACGTTACAAATAACGTTGGTGGAATCACGGTTAACATAAAAGACGCTAGCCCAGAGTCTGCTCAAAAGTTTGCTCAAATTGTTCAGGACTACCTAAACAACCAAACTCTAACTTCTAACCTAGGGAGCTACTAATGTCAGTATCTCAAGTATCATCAGTTAGAGGAAACATTCTTGTTTCTGATTTAAACAGTAGAATTGCTCAACTACGACAGGACATAGTTGACAAAGATACTCAAATCGCAGCCCGTACCCTTATAGCACCTCCAAATGACCCAGACTTAATTGACCTACAAAATCAAAGAGCGGCTAAGTTAAGTCAAATTGCTCAACTACAAAGCCAACTTGATTCCTTAACTACTAACAATAGTCAGAGTAGTTTTATTGCAACGAAGGCTGCTGCTGACTCTGGAACATCCTACGTTCCCGGTTCTTTTATGAACACTAATGGCTATAACCTTGGACATGTTCAAAAACCAAGTAACGTTTTGCAGTATAACGTCCCCAGTGTAGTTGATGCTTATTACAGTACCCGTACTGACTTTCTAACTGCTGCAGGATTTTCTTCAGATAGGCCTGGAACTGTAGCGTCGGCTAGTGAGCTATGGTCTGGCTCTAAATCTAGCAAGGGAATGATTGTTGCGTATGTTCCTCCAGCAAACACAGTTGACTATCAAGGTGGCACAGCACCTTCTAGCTCTGTTATTACAGCGGGAACTAATTACGGATTCCAGTTTATGTATAACCCAGCAACAATAAGTATGAGCTACTCAGGTATCCCAAACGTTGACCAGGGCTACGAGATTAGTGGCCAAGATAAGTTTGTTATGTATGGCACTAACGTTACTCAGAGTAGCATTGGTTTTCAACTTCTTATTAATCGCATGTTCGATATGAAGTACTACAACTCTGATGGAACGCTAAAGTCTGGTGGACAAAAAGCATACGGAGGTAAACAGCCTTCTGCAACTGACCTGCAGCAAATTTTTACCATGGGAACTATGTACGACGTAGAGTACCTACTAAGAACACTTCTTGGGTATACCTTAAAAAGCTTTTTGAGACCAGGAGCAACTGCTGATATGGGCTATCTGGGTGCTCGTCCTGTAGAGCTTCACTTAGGTAAGAACCTCCGCTACTTAGGTACTGTTACTACTCTTCAGGTAGACCACGTAATCTTTAACGAGCAGATGGTCCCACTGTTTACTAACGTTCAAATTGGCTTCAACCGTCTACCAGATTACCCGCTTATCAAAACTGGTGCTACTACACCTCCTACTCCGCAGCTGCAGCCGCCAACGCTATACACTGGCGAAGGCGAACTTCCTGGAATGGACGCAGGTGACCTTGGAATTGGTGGCCTTGGCGGCGGTGGCGGCAAGAATGCATACATTAACTAGGTGAGACATGATTTATTCAGATAGCAGATACGCAACGGGAATTGTTCTGAAGGCTCAGGACGCTAGAAGTGGTGACTATGTTACCGCTGTTTATCGTGACTGGCCGGTAATTAATTCTCAGTTTTATTACTACACTTGGGTTGAAGGTGACCGACTTGACCAGGTTGCTAACCTCCTTCTTGGTAGTGCTTCCTTCTGGTGGCGAATTATGGACCTTAATCCAGAGTATCTTGACCCATTCAGCATTCCAGTTGGTGCTGTAATTAGGATTCCTAGTGTCTAGTTTGGTTCATAATAAATTTAGAAAAGGTACTAACTTTACAGTTAGTTGGCCATCTGTGCCGTCCTTTGGGTTGCAGCCTTTGAGAATAGATTTAATTCAAAAGCAATATCATCACGATGTTGCTGTACTAGAGTACTCTATGGTTAGCCCTCTTTATTTTGATACTGTTAAAACTGGACTATTGGTTGAGTTTACCTGGACTCAAGAAGGTTTGAGTAGAACTTGGATTGGCTACGTATCGTCTATTGACCGAGTAGTAAATAGCCGTCGTGATATTAGAATGAAAATCCACTGTGTTGGTGCTAGCTACCCACTAAAGCAGCGAGTTACTAGGGTATTCCAAAACTCAACTATTCCAGAAGCTGTAGAGGTTATATCAAAAGAATTCGGGTTTAATTACCGTGGCGTAAATGATAGTAGGAGATTTCCTCAGCTTACTATGGCGGGTCACTCATACTGGGAGTGGATGCACGAACAGGCTAAAAGAATTGGTTATGTCCTTGTTGTTGATGGTACTAACCTGACGTTTAAGCCAACAGATGATGTTATTAATGAGCATTTTAGTACTACCCCAGTAATGAGCTATGACCCTACTCCAACAACTTTAAATAACCTATATTTAGATAGAACTCTGGACTACTTTAAAGCACTCAATGGCGAGCACATTGAAACTGCTAAAGAACTGCGTATGAACAAGATTGTTGGTGGTGTCGACCCTGTTACTAATGAGGTTATAGTGTCTACCTCTCAGCCTAATACTCTTGGAAACTCAATTAGAGATAACGTTAGTGACGTTTTATTTGATGAGTATAAGACTACTGAAGTTGCGAATGGTGGTAACGCCGTAATTCAAGCTGCAACTGGTAGGGCTCAGATGGCTCGCTTTAATTTGCCTGCTGAAGCAAAAGGTCAGGGTGACCCTAGATTAGTGCCTTTTGGAACAGTGATTATAGCTGGAACCGGCGAATTAACTGACGGATATTGGATTGTTGAGGAAGTAACTCATTCAATTCACCGCTCTGGGGACTATATGGCTAGTTTAAAAATTGCTACAGATGGCTTAGGAAATACTAGCCAATCGACGTTTAGAAGCAGAGATAATAGTACTGTTGGCAGTGTAAACTTAAATGAGGCTCTTAAAAATAAAGGCAAACACTCTAGGTTGTTCTCTAGAGAAGATGCTAGGCCTGTATTTTTTCATAACGTTGTTAAAGTAGATAACCAGGGTTTTAATCGTACTCCTGCATCATGGAGGAGTGGAAAGGCTAAGGCTAGATAATGGCTAATCAAAATCCTATCGAATATGCTATAAAATTGCCTTTTTCTTTCGATAGCTATGGCAACGTTTACAAAACAAGTAACCAAAACGAGATATGGAAAGACAGAGTAATTTCGGCTTTGGGTACTGCTGCGGGTGAGCGAGTAATGCGCTCGGACTATGGAACAAAAATTCCATCACTGTTTTTTGATACTCAGGATGCACTTGTGGCAGGAATTACTAAGGAAATTACCGCTGTTTTTGCTAGCTATCTTCCTCTACTAACCTTGCTAGGTGTGAGGGTTGCTTACGATGAGCTAACTGGCCAAATGACTGCAGACGTTAGCTATAAACTTCCAAATCAGACTTCTGACATAACTTCGGTAAACCTAAGCTCTGTAATAATTAACAAAGCTAATCCCCCATATGAGGAGAAACTATGACCACTCCATCAAGCAATATCCCCGTCTCAGTAGACTACACGAGTCGTGATTACTACTCACTTCGTGATGCACTAATCAATCGTGTTATTGCTAGAGTTGGCCAGAACAGGTGGACTGGAAATGACCCATCTGACTTTGGTGTAGCTCTTATTGAATCATTTGCGTATATGGGTGACCTGGTCAACTACTATATTGACCGAGTGGCTAATGAGTCCTATTTGGGAACAGCTACTCAGAGACAAAACGTTTTGAATCTTGCTTCCATGATTGGGTATACAGCGGGTGGGTATACTTCAGCAGTTGCCAACGTTACCTTAACAACTATCGGTGGATACAACGCCCCGATTGGTGCCTCACAACTTACCGGTGGAATAGCTAGAATAGTAACCGCTAACGATAATACATTTGCTGAAGGCGATAAAATTGTTGTATATGGTCGTGACCGCTCTGAGTACAATGGCTTGGTTACTATCACAGGAAAACCTCTTGGAACAAACGAAATTGAGTATGTTCCTGCAAGTTTTTCAGTTACTGCTTCAGGTGACGGTGCAGCTGTAACCTACACAACCACAGGGTCTCACACTTTATTATTGGGACAAATTGTAACTATTAGTGGATTCACGGGTGGCTCTGCTGGGTTTAACCTTGCAAATAAAACAATAACCGGTGTTACTGATACAACGTTTACGGTAGCAGGAACGCCATCTGGCTCATCTACCGGTAGCGGAATAGTTGTGTACGCTGACATTGCCACATCTTCTGATGTCGGAGGATTTGTTCACAGTGTTGGATTTGCAAATGTTCCTGCGGGAACCCAAATAGTTGCTGACGTAACGCAAGACAACACCGTTACTCAACTTATTTTTACTACATTGGCTCAGGCAAGTGTGCCGTTTATTAACCCTAATGGAACTGTAGGAACTACTACTGTTCTAGCTAGACATGGAATAGATGTTGCTACGCTTCCTGGTAACCAGGCAAGTACCGCAATTAGCCCCGACATTAATGGAGAGCTAATTGGTTACTCGTCAGGTTTGCCAGACCAATCATTTTCTTTGCTTGAAACTGAAGTGGATATTTCAACCATTAAGATTTATGTTGAAAATGGTAACGCGTTTGAGACTTGGACTTCTGTCCAGCATCTTGAAGACCATTTGGGGACTGACAAGGTATTTAAAGTAGTTATTGATGGTGACTATAATATTTATATTCAGTTCGGTGATGGTATTGGCGGAGCAATTCCAACTGCGGGTAACCGCATCAAGGCGTCATACTTTGTTGGTGCTGGGCTAATCGGTAACATTCCTAAAGGCTCGATGACATCTATATACGATGTTCCTGGAGCAACAGGCACCACTAAAACCCTAATTATGTCTAAAGTAATTCCAGCAAACCTAGACGCCGCGACTGGCGGTGAGATGCCTGAAACCCTTGACAGTATTAGGCACAATGCTCCTAGGGCTCTTCGTGCTCTTACTAGAGCGGTTACTCTTGAGGACTTTGCAAACTTGGCTGTCTCTATCCCACAGGTTGGAAAGGCAAATGCTGTTGCAGCATTGCCAACTTCAGTATCTGTGTATATTGCCCCCGAGAGAAGTTCCGGAAATTCAGAGGCTACCCCAGGCATAGATAACACTGGAACGGTAACCTCTTCTTTGGTTACTTTGAAGGGGTTGGTGGCTGGTTACCTCTCAGATAAAGTTCAAATTGGAACTACTGTTAACGTTCTAGACCCAAGATATACTTTTGTGCATATTAAAATTCAATACTCAAAGGTTAGTAGCTATTCCCAGGCAGATATTGAGGCAGCAATTAAAGCAAAATTATTGACAGAGTATTCTTACGAAAACCTTGATTTTCAAGCTACAATCACCCCCCAAAGTATTGAGAATGATTTACGGTCAATTGATGGCATTACTAATATTTACATCAGTGACCTTGGTACGGTAGATAGCAGCGGCCGTAATACCCTTGCCGGTGCTCCAGATGAAATTTTTGTTTTTTCAACAAACTCGACATATCTGAATTTGCGGGCTGCAAATACTACTACTGGGTTGAATGGCCTACAACTTGTAGCTGGTACTACGCTAGCGTTAACACCGGCGTTTAACCCTAGTATATTTGTGTATACTGCTGCCACATCAAACTCTTCTGTCAATGTTACGGCAACAAGCTCAGATTCTGGACAAAGCATTTCTATTTCTGGTTTGAACACTGGAAGCGGGGCTTCAAGAACAGTATCTTTGTCTACTGGAAATAACACCATACCGGTAGTCGTTACTGCTGCGGACGGTGTTTCAACCCAGACCTATACTGTAACGGTTGTTAAGTCATGATAAAAGATTCTGCTGGTAATCAAAGATTTTACGGCATATACAGAGCTGTAGTTTTTGACAACAAGGACCCCAATAATCAGGGAAGACTTCGCCTTCGTATTCCTCAAGTTTTGGCAAACACGCCAACTGGCTGGGTTTGGCCAAGTAATCCTGCGGGAGTAACTGTTGGTACTCCGGAAATTGGCCAAGGTATTTGGGCAATGTTTGAAGGTGGCGACCCTTCTCACCCAATGTGGGTTGGTGTTTTTGGTAAAGAAATGGGCTCACATACCAATGTTGCAATCAAACCTGCGCCCTCTAGTAAGGCCTTGCCATCAAACGTAAAGGTCTTATATAACGAAGATGGCAGTAAAAGTATTGACCTTATTAACAGTTTAATTAGCGTTGCGTCGGTTATTGACGGCGGAAGCGCGTAAAATAATAAAGAAGCCTAGGAGAAAAAATGGCTAATTACCCAAGAGTTGCCGTGTCGTTTACTGACAGAGTTGATGAGCGGGATACAGTAGTTGCACTTGATGTAAACTCGCTTTACTATGAAGTTGCCGCTATTGCTACTGATTTAGGTGCTGGAACAACCAGTATGGGCAGTAGCACGCCGGGCCTAAAATACAGTGCTGCTTGGGGTATTGGGTCGTTTGATTCAACTATAACCACTTGGAACGGTGGTTTACAGGCTCGTATACAAAATATTGAAAATGGTCTATACAAAACATATTACGGCAGCTTAGACATTACTGGTAAAGATGGCTTTAACACAATAAAAAGTCTTAATGCAAAAAACGTTGGTCTAACAATTCTTCAGGGAACCGTAACTTCTGCTACAGTAACCTATGGCGCGTCTGATGGAACTACAATCAGCTATAACGCGTCTAACACGTTTACTGTAGGACAAAAAGTTACTGTTACTGGTTTAGGAATTGCTACTGGCAGCCCACTAAACTTGTCTCAACAGACCATCACTTCCTTAATTGGCTCAGCACCTACGTATGCTGGGTTTACTATGGCTTCGCCTACTGTAACTGGAGTTACTGCGGCTACTGTTGGTGGAAGTACTTCTCTAAATGTTACTGGAGACATTAGCCAGGTATTTACTGGTATGCAAATTATTGGTACTGGCATAGTTTCAGGAACTAAGGTTTCTGGAGTCAGCGGTCAAGTTGTCCAAATGGATACTGCTGCAAGTAGCAGCAGCAGTGGAAGTGTAAGCATTACCTTTAAAGTTATTGGAACTTCTAGCGGTACCGGCTCGGCAACAGCATATCAAACCACATCACTGCAAGAGTGGCAAAAAGATGGTGGAACTGTAGTTGCCTCAATTAGCCCAGATGGAAACCTACTTGCTGTAGGAACTGCAGCAATTGGTGGTAATACATCTGTTGGTGGAACATTGTCGGTTACCAAAGCCGCTACATTTAGCGATGTAGTCAACATCTCTGGTGCGGTTTCGATTGTTGCCGGTGTCATTGATGGCGGAACCCCATAATTAAGGAATAGCCTTGGCTAAGTATAATGATTTTAAGTATGGTTCTGGCAAAACCTATGGCGACATTTCTGTTGCGGCAAACTCTGTTGCTCCGTTTATTGCATATGCGGAAAACTACGGCGTAGTTAAGTTAACTTGGACTAATCCAACTACTAACTCAGGCTCTACAATTTCTAGGGGTAGGATTGTTAGGAACCAATATGCCTATCCTGAAACTCCAGATGATGGCGTAATTATTTATGACTCTACCTCGGTTGAAGGCAACTCTCAGGGCTATCCTGATAGCACTAACCTGTCCAGTGGGAGGTTTGTGTTTTACTCATTTTGGATACAATTTTCAGATAATAGTTGGCAATTAGTTGATACTACTGAGACTCTGGTTCCCTCTAGACACTCATCTAGAATTTATCCTAAATTTACTGATGAAAATAACCAGCAAGTTCCAGCGGACATTCTTCTTCAGACAACTCACGAGCGATTCTTGAGCTATATTCCTCGAGTATTTACATCATCTAGCAGTTTGTTAGATGCTCCAGATGAGACAAGTGATTTGTCTTTGTTTTTGCAAGGATTCTCATTCACCATTGATGAGTTCTTAACTTATGGACAGCTAGTTCTTCCGGGCTTAAGTGGAAAGTACACAAACAGTGGAATTCTAAAACTTCAAGGTGACCAGCTAGGTGTAGCTAGGGACCCGCAAGGTTTGACTAAAACTCAAAAGTACCTAGTAAGAGACGCTGTATATATCTACTCTAAAAAGGGTACGACTGCTGGTCTCACAAGGTTTATATCAGCTCTAACAAATTACTCCCCAACAATTGGCGTCGGCCCTAACATGATGTTGTCTTTGCAAAATAGTACTTTCTATAATGGCACAGGTTTTTGGAAAGCATCAGTTGGAACAACTTTATCGGCAATTAATGGGACTACACCAACACCGGGTGGTAGCGAATCAGTCGTAGATACTACGTGGATTGCACAGTACGACTGTACTTCGGTAACTGGATATCCTACTATGAACTTGGGTACAGAATCTCCTATTTCTCAGGGAATTCCAGTGACTGCTGGTACTGAATACACTTTAAGCTATTACTTAAAAAGCAATAACTCTTCTGCGCGTGTTTATGGTCAAGCAATATTGTGGTTTGACCAGCATGGGAAACAAATACAACAGTCAATCGATGTCTCTGGTCAATCCACTTCCACTAGCTGGGCAAAGAAAACATACGCAGTTACGGCACCTACTGGTGCTGTCTTTGCTGCAATTAGCATGGTGTTTATTGCTGGCTACGTTTACTATTTGGATAGAGTTCAATTTGCATCTTCTTTGTTTACTGGCTACTCAGAAGCTCGAGCAATAAACATCATCATTCCTTCATCAACCTACTTTACTCAGACCAGGCTACAGAAAGTTCCTCGACTTCTTTTTGAATTACCTAAGTATTTGCCTATTAACACCGCTTATTTTGTGACTTCTCCGAATGGGCTTGAAGGTTCTGGCATTACCTCGTAAGATATGTCTATGGATATATTTTTTCTAACTCTAATAGTAGGTATGGCGACAGGCTTTGTGCTTGAGCTTGTGGTAACCATTCTTAGCACGGTAATATCTGCGAGGATTCTTCGCATGGTTTTGATACTACCTGCTTCGTACACCGCGGCTTATTTTTTGGCCATACCATTCCCTGAATTGTGGGTTGTTGGGGCCGCAGCTAGCTTCTTGACATTGCTAGTGTTGCGCTGGTTAGATAAACCTGTTACGATTCAAAATATTCGTCGTTAAGAAAGGTTCAAATGGATGAGTTATTCCTATTATCGTTAACTCCATCTGAACTTCGTACTTACTTAGCGTTACGGCATCTAGCTGATTCTTCTGGCCTCATCAAAGCAACTATGGTTGAACTTGGTGAGGTGACTGGGTATTCTCGTGAGAGCATTCGTCTAGCTGTTCGTGACCTTGAGAGTCGTGGTTTAGTTCAAACACATCGCACCAAACGCAACCTGGGTAAGTTGTACAAAAATGAGTATCAACTATTGCAAGTTGACTTGGCATCAACAGCTGTCTATACTGATACTACTAGTCAGCTGACTACAGTAACTACTAAAGCAGTAAATACTTCGTATTTACTGGGGGCTGACGCCCCAAGGGAGGCAAAAATGAAAAAGGAGATTCTGGTGGGCAAATGGAATCCAGAAGAAGACGACAACATCGCAGGTGTTGGTCGTTT